CGGTCAACTTCGGTCTGACCAATCTGCCTTCCCTTTCGGCAGCTCCTCAGGGGACGGCCAACTGCATCACACAGGGCGTCGCTAACACGTCCAACGTGTCCAATCTGGTTTTCAACTCGACGGTAGGCCCCCTGTTCCCGGGTATGCTGGTCACCTCCGCAACTTCCAACCTGCAGACGAACGTGGCCGTTGTTCAGACGCTCACCAACTCGGCTTCCAATGTCACGGTCTCTTACTCCAACACCGCCGCCTTGAACGTGGCCTCGACGACTTTTGGTGGCGTCCTCAGCCTGTACGCCCCGGTCGTGACTGGGCGGGTGGAGACGGTGGCGGCGATCGCCAGCACCAGCACTTCAAAGGACATCAACTTCAGCAGCTTCTCGAGCCCTCTGGGTCAGGCAGCAGCGCCGACTATTGGTCAGTACGTGGCCGGTCTGCCCGTCACTGGTCCGGCATACGTCTCGGCCGTGTCGGGTCAGACCGTCACGGTCACCTTCCCCTCGTCCATCGCATCGACCATTCCAGTCGGAACGACCTTGTCTTTCTTCAACGGCACCGCAGCCTCGAGCGTCAAGTATTCTGACCTGATGTTCCAGTGCTGGTCCAACTTTGTGTACCTGGATGAGACCGAGCGCAACTTCTTCGCCAAGGGCACCCAGGACCTGCTGATCACCCAGGTGAACCGCGTGACCATCCTGTCCAACCCAGTTCAGGAGCTGGCTCTGGCTCAGCCGGTCAAGTTCCTGGCCTTCGCGTCGGCCCATTACCCAAGCATTTACGCCAACGGTGCGGGAAGTGTGGCGGCTTCTCGGTACGTGCTCAAGACCCAGATCAACGGCGTGGACGTCGGCGAGTTCCGCTCCCTGCCGGCCTACGTGGACGCAGCCCACTACTACAACACGCCCTTCGGTTACATGCACAATAACCAGGTGGCGAACGTGGCGATCATCAGCTACTGCCTGGACACGTCCAAGCTCCAGCCGACCGGCACACTCAACTTCTCCCGCCTGGACACTTTCCGCCTGATCACCGATCCCCAGCTGCCCAGTGGTATGCTGGGTCTGACGGACCGGTCCGTCACCTCGCCGTACCTGTACGCCGTGAACTACAACGTGCTCCGGATCCAGAACGGTCTGGGTGGGCTACTTTACGCGAACTAAACCCGGTTTTTTCCACTAGAAAAAACCTGACCAAAATTAAACATGCAATTGTGGCATTGGCTGCTCTTGCTCGGCCTCGTGTTTTTGATAACTTACAACCCTCGTACGGGAAATATCACCAAATATTTTGGTTCGGAAATATCAGAGAGGCGCCATGACGACGCCCAGAGGCCCCCGCGAGAGGCACAAAGCGATAGCGATTCCAGTGAGCACGGTGAATGATGTTCCACACTTTTTGATAGTGCACGACAGGCGCTACAAAGAGTGGACGTTCGTCACCGGCGGGTGTCGCCGACGAGAGGTCTACAACCCGCTTCGTTGCGCGGTTCGTGAACTCGAAGAAGAAACACGAGGCATGATCAATTTGAAAAGGGGGTCTTACTCCTATTTCAAATTCATCACGAACACCCCCGAACCACGAGACATCGAGGACGGGGTTGACGTAGTAAATGTGTACCACGTGTACATATTCGACATGCCCATGACGTCGATCGAGCACCGCCATATCGTCAAGCGGTTCCTTGAGGAAAAGGACAAGATGGAAGGGGCACAGGTTCCTTTTCGTAAGAATTACGATGAGAATGACGATTGTAAATTCGAGCCACTCGCGAACATCGCAAGCCGTTCGAATCTATGGCCCATGATTCGTCAGCACGTCCTAGGGAACCCAGAGTTCACACAGGCTCTCGGTACACACAAAACCCCTTTCAATTTGAGAAGCTAGCGCGGCGGCGGCGCGTAAATAAGTCCTCCGGACTTACTAATGACTCGATCAAAACTCGAGTTTGCGACGATACTCGCCAGCCTCAGGGCGGACGGCTCGGATCCTCAGAAACTTGCGAGTGAAATGTCCCTTCGCCGATTGTGTTACGAAATTGAAAAGGCTGAGGCGGTCCAAGAGGCTGCGGCGGCCGAGGTGCCGCCAGCTGCCGAACCCAAAAAGAAAACGTACCGGATCAAGCCATTCTGGGCGTTCCTAACCTTAGAGAGTTCAGACGAAGAGTAAGTAAGTAATGGACCGGTGGCGGATTCCGAGTGGTCCCGCGACCCATGTCCTTATGGACGGTGGGATCCTGTCCGTGCCGACTGAAGACACTCGAGAGTTCTATCAGTCTTGTGTGGACCTCATCAGAGGATCGAAATTGTATGTGGTCGAACAGAAGACTGATCATTTCAAATTTTTCGTGGACCTTGACTACAAGGCTCAGGAAAAACTCAAGGATGAAGATCTCATCCAATTTTGTTCCATAATTGCGGAAGAGGTGGACGGAGGCCAGTGTCTCATCGCTCGGGCCTTTCCTCGACCCGTCAAAGAGGGTATAAAATCTGGAGTTCATATTCACTGGCCCGACCTGATTGTGACTCGGACTCAGGCTATGAATTTACGAACAAAAATCATTCTAGGTCTGAGTAGGTACCATGAATTTGACTGGGACAAGGTGGTTGATGCGTCGGTCTATGGAGGGTCGGGCCTTCGCATGCTCTGGTCCCACAAGAAGCCGAGTGGAGACCCGTACTTGCCGTGGCGCGGCACGGGACCTGACGGCACCTTCACGCGTGAATTTTCAAAGGAACCTAGTGCCGAGATCATGGCTCTGTTTGCCGTCAGGACGAGTGAAGACGCACGGCCCCAGGAGGTGCTCGGTCAGACTGGCCCTCTCGAGGAGTACATTCAGCAGTACATGATGGGTCAGCGGCGTGCGCGCGTCAAGAAGGTTCAGCGACACGAGCACGACGGGTGGTTTGTCCAGACGGATTCGAAGTTTTGTGAACGCATCGGAGACGAACACAAGTCGAACCACGTCTGGTTCTCTGTATTTGATGGTAAAATCCATCAGCGGTGCTTCGACGAAGAGTGCACCGAGTTCAGAGGCGAAGACTATATTCTTTCGCCATCATTAGTAGAGCAACTCAAAGATGTTGCTATTGTGGGTAGTCCTACTGGCGGTTTTCTTATGGATGTTTTTCCCAATGTCGCAAGGTCGTCGCTTTGTCGCTTATGAAAAGCGCGTCCATGTGTACTCGGGTCTCGACGAAGCCACATGGAAGGAGTTTCTTTTTAACATGAAGACGTTCGAGTTCCACCTTGGAACTGCCAGCATCGACAAGTCGGCCGCTGCCCTATATGGAGCCATCGAGAATATCAGGAACCTGGGTCTTTTCGTGGAGAGAGCCGATGATTCCAATTACGCCGAGGAGCTCCAGATTATCGCAGCCGAACTCGGTTATGAAGGTGAATACATGTTGAACCAAAATGCAATGGCCCGTGGGTTGTACTTCTTCCCCAAGTACTTAAACGAAACAACCAAAGACTACGCAGAAGATGTCGTTCCGGACAAATTCCCCAGACGTCGCGGTGACCAGTGAGCCGCCCCGGACGCGATCAGGTCGCGTCTCCAAGCCCCCTGTCCGTTATGAGCCCATCGAGCAAGTCGAGGACGATTACTCTGGAGACGAATACGATTCTCACGAGTCTGATACGTGCGACGACGATGACGTGATCGACGACGAAGACTCAGATGAAGACTCGGATGCAGACGACGACGGCAACTTGGATGGTTTCGTAGTACCAGATAAAAGCGAGAGTGACGAAGAGGGTAGTGATGGAGAACCTCCCGTTCCTAAAGCAAAACGAACCCCAGTCAAGAAACGCCCCGTCCGAAAGTGAGTGGCCTCAGCAGCAGCAGCGTTACATGCAAGAGGAGGAGCCTCGGGACGTGGCGACCGCTCCCCGAGCTGACGTGTTCGAGAGCCTCAAGGGAAATCCCATGGCGCTTGTGCTCTTGGGTATCATCATCGGGGCCCTTCTTGTGAATATGCGTCCGGTCGTGATCAAGAGTTAGGAAGGTACGCTCAGTGTAACTTTAGTAAATTTGTAAGACTTGTCCAGAACCAGGTTGCTCACTGCATTTCCAGCGACATATTTGGTGGTCTGCTTAATTCCCGTCGCGTTCTCGGCCACGACGACCAACGGAGGATAAACCTTCATCGAGCTCGTCGTGGGTGTGATTTTGTGAGTCCCTGGGCCGAGTTCAGTCTCGGTACCCTTTATAGAGTCCATAAGAATAACCTTAGAGACGGGCTGCCCCGCGACCGCCTTGGTGGCTTCGATGGCTCCAGGTTCTGGGATCGAATCGAAATAGAAAAGAGGCGCCTTTCCAGAATCGGCATCGGCCCCGATAAAGTCACCGATAGGCCCAGTGCGACCCGCTCGCACATTTTCTTGCAAAAAACCGACCCATGAATTCTCACGAGTCTGATCGGCCGGCTCCATAGCTCTGACTACCTCCAAC